AGTGGGATCATGCTCCACGGCAATTTTCATAAATTATAATTATTTCGAATGGAGATACGATCCATGATAATTATTCCTGTCTTGCGACAATGCTGCGTTACGGTGAGCAGCGTTGGTCCTCTGGTGCAGTTCCCTTGATAAGTAAAGGGGTGTGTTCAAAACGTAAGAAAAATCTAAAATTTCCTATAATGGCTCGACCATAGCTGTGTGAAAAATGTGTTCAATTCCAGGCGCTTTGAATATGTAATAATACAGTGGAAACTACTAAATTTTACTGAAGTTTGAATGCTAACGTATCGCATTGCGAGAACGTGCCGAATGGTGGTCTATGCTTGTACACGAAGGAGTGTATGGGGCTCTTTTAATTAGGAGCAGCGGTAGGAAGCGCCTTAGTAGGTCAAACGACTGCCTGTGCCGGTGTTGGATTCACAATCCACGTATGAACAGTCTGCATCAGCCATATGTGCGGGACTTGGCCCTTTGTTAGTTTTACTTTTCACATAAATCCAAAACATAAAACCAAAGAATTCACCTCCTGGAAAAAATAAATTATAATAATCCGAGGTACAAAACAATTCAAAACCAAAACCCCAAACTTACTACACTTTTCAAAAATGAATCAAACTCAACTTAACAACCCTAACCCAGTTTCTAATCGGGAAACGCTTACTGGAGGGCAAACCAGTAATATGTTAGATAACCCTGAATTAACAAGACAACCTGGTCTTGTAAACACCGGAGGGCAAACCGGTGGTGATCAACAGGCACAACACCATGCAAATCTTACTTCTGAAGAAATGGAAGCAAGACTTGCTGCCGGATTCAGAAGCAATCCTGATGACAATGAAGGATCAGACGCTGGTTCGGTCGATCATCAGCAAGATTTAATCAGAGATAATGTTCTTAATCAAGAATTAACCGGAACTAAAACAGTAAAGGAAACTGGAAATGCAGGCAATACAAGCAATCTAGCAACCAACAACAAAACTGTGTTCAATAGTGTTCTGGAATTCGAAAAGTACATTGAAGAGAATTTCATCAAAAATTCTCAAACCTTAACACACAGAGCTAACGCTCTAAATTTCCCTGTGGCCAACGAACCAGTGTTCAACCAGTTGGACACCTATTCCAACTTGAAGTTGATAGAAACATTGCCTTCCAACACAACCAC